GCCAAAGTCGCTGCTGGAGAAACCTTAAAATCTTCAGCATTGAATCAAGGAAATAAAAATTCTAATAATAATGTTGTGGGAAATAATAACACCAGTAATACGTCAGTGACTAACAACACACAGAATGTTAAAAGAGTTGATAATGGTGGTGTAAGAAACCCAGACCCAACCGCGACAAGGGCGAGAATAGGTCTAGGTATGGGAATGGCGTTTTAACTGTTTTCTCTAATTTCAGTCAATTCCATCATAAGTTTTTTCGACTCGGCATAATATCCCTGTCGTGACAATTCTGCAGCTGCACGGGCGTACCCGACTGCAAGAAAGAATCTTTCAAACCCCTTCCAGAATGTCGAAAAGATATTGGTTTTAAATGCGGGCGTTTCCCCGACTGTTTCCATATAAGTTTGTGCCATTATACCCAACCTCTTAAATTGGTATTGTGATTGGGGTGACGAACTGGCGATGCGCCGAATTGTGTCTTACGTGCCATGTCCAACAAAACCATGTCATAACCTTCTTGACCTAAACGTCTGATATCGCCTCTGGTGATACCAATGTCTTGTAGATCATGTGCAGACAGTTTGCTGAGTTCGTTAATTGTGTCTCTGCGAGCCTTTCTGGCCGCGGCGCGGGATGACCATTCCCGATATAGGTCGATTGTTACTTGCAACATACGTTTTCCTTCCGAATATGTGTGTGTATTACATTTTTATTTAGTGAGAAATGTCCAAAAAACACCCTGCTTACCTGTCATTGTCGGTATGCGTTTTTTGCATAACTCGGTGGTAGAATTGGAAAAGGACGCCCCATAGGGCGTCCTTCGTTTCATTTTACGTTTCATATTTTGAAACGATTAACTTTCGTTGGCGAGTCTCTCAAAATAAGAGATTGAATCGTCATCATCATCGTCATTAGATACTGATTTCAATTCTGGTGTAGGACTCTCTTTGAAAGTCGGTTTAGTAAACATAGACTCTTGTGATGAAGAATTATCTTCATACATATCACGAGTCTCTGCCGTACCTACCGGAGAGGTGACACCCAACACTTTGTCCAAACGATCTTTGAGCTGATCGTAAGTCTTAAATGCAGAGGGCGCGACAAACTCTTCGAGAGAATGACACTGTTTGTAGATTGATTCCATTTTAGAATCATCATCAGACAATGGCGAAGGCGAGTCAAATTCTGACTTGTCATAATTGCCATATCCGTCTACTGTACGATACTTCAACTTGAAGTTTGCACCACCCCAGAAATCAAAAGGATTTACTGGTGTCTCATCCTCAAACTGAGGCCGCATCAAATCATTGAGTTTGTCAAAGATTTTCTTACCATAAGAATAAAGGAATACTTTACCCTCATTGTCTGGATTGCCCGGATCTTTGATAACATAAATGTTTGACATGTGTTTCAATTTACGTTTACGATCCCGAGCAAGATTTTGATTGTCTTGCGAACCAGTACCCCAAAGTTCTGTGTTACTCTCACAGACAGGGCATGGTAGTCCAATCGTGGTAGGACAGTTATCAATCAACCATCCGCCAGGCCCTTTAAATCCATGATTAAAGATTCTTACCCACGGCAATTCTTCGCCATCGCAAGGTGGTAGAAAACGAATTACTGCATAACTGTTGCCAGTTTTATCAATAGTTGGTTTCCAAATGCGATCGTCTTGTGACGATGAATTAGATTGTGGGGATGATGTTTTTTCAAGTTCCTGAGCCAAACGGCTGAAATCGGAACGGTTCTTCTTTAGTGTTGCAAAAGACATATTGTCCTCCTTATATGCGTTGTATACGATGTATTTTGTATTCGGTTTATATTATTAGTATATCATTTTATCCACGGTTTGTCAATAGATATTGACCATAATTATCATAATAATCTTCAATCAAAAGAGTTTTCATAACTCCAACATAACGTGGCACATCCACTTTTAAAAATGGTGTGTAGTCTTTGACTTTCTTTTTATACACGGGCCAATAAGTCGTATCGGCGATCCGCACATTATTTATAAAGTCAAATATCATGTCAAAAACCACTACAGTTTCGACACAAATATCTCCCATCTTTTCAAGTCTTATTATAAGCGGGTAATTCCCATTTACAGATTTGAAAATCTGGTTAAATTCTAGTTCTTCTTCTAATCCTCTATCAAAAATTGTCTCGCAATCGTTGATAAAATTATATTGCAAACTCTGCAATCTCTTTTTCCAATTTTTATATGTGTCGGTCGCTTCTTTATCAAGCAAATTACCCGTCCACATATTATTAGTGCCAGAGACAGCAATGTTTCCTTTTTCAGTAACATTCAAAAACAATGAAAGGAAAAATTCTTCCAATTCCTTTTTACCAAATTTCTTTGATAACTGAACGAAAGTATATCTATCTTTTCTTTTGGAGTACGACTCTTTTTTTGCCTTAAATGCGCCGTCATATTCCACATAATTATATTCATTATTAAAATGAGATTTCATGGCAAGAAAAATTTTAAATGCTTCGAAATCATCAATTTTTTTACTGGACATATGAATCATAGAGGTAGCTTTTCAGTAGACTTCCTTACCAAATTTAGCCCCTCAGCCTCGTATTGAATTTTTTCTTTTATGAATGAACTGAGCAGTGGTGTTATATTTTCAATTTCTAAAGTGTTTTCTTCACAATAATGGGTAATAGTTTCGATATAACTCATACCCATATTTTTAACGGTTTTTTCAATTTCATCACAAAATTCTTTTGAACTTTTTAGTTTTAGCATTTTCACTCCTTAAATAACGCTACAGCGTATATAATACAATTATACGCTGTAGCGCAAGTTTTGTCAAGACTTTTTCAGTCTTTGGACCAGATTGTCCATGCACCCCATCCAATGGCGATCCATGCACCAAGCTTTACAAAAGGGGCCCCAATTAAAATTAGCACACCCAACACAATTAAAATAATGCCATCGTGAGATGTGCGTTCTTTTAATCTACTTTTTACCCAATCACTTACTGTAGAAATCATTTTCTATTCCAGATAGCCCACAGTACTGCGAGCGCAACCAAACCAACTAGACCTTGATCACTGAAATTACTCAGCAGTCCTAGAATGTTTGCAGTCACGTTTACTTCTGGCCAGAATGGAATATTCATTCCACCGAACAGGATTTCAAGGACAATTCCTAATCCAATTAGACTGACGCCGACCTCTGCGAGTGCGGCGGCCCATGATTTAACTTTAGTAATAAGTTCCATTATAACTCCTTTCTTTTTTTAAGTTGATAGTGTAATGTGTGTGTATGTTCTTAATAACCTTCATTTGGCAGATTTACCGTGCCAGTTATTTGTGAAGCTTCGATCGTGCGGGCTCCCGATTCTGATATGTAATTAGAAGTTCCTTGCAAAATAGGAACGGGTTGACCATTTCCTATTTTTCTATTGAATGATTCTTTTGATAAATATATTTTTTCGGGGGTGGAATCTAGATGTCCAGTTGTATGAGTGTGTCTATCCGCTTCGATGCTCAAATATTCGTTCTGTAAATTATAAAATTCCACCTCATCTGCTACAAGATTTGAAATTATGGATTCATATTGTTGTAAATAATCACCATAAAGATCTTGATAATTTTCTTCGGTAGGAATATCTCCTTTAGTCATTATAGAAAATATTCCTTCTGGGTCTTGTACTGTTATAGTCACAGAAATATCAACAGAATCTATTCTGCTTGTATTAAAATGTTTCGGAAAAATATGAATCATTTTATCATCCACATTATAAATTATTTTCTTATGCATTGTAGTTTTGGAATTATTAAATCCTATCGAAACGTCAAATCTTACATTATTATGACGAAAAACATCCCATACTGCGAATGGACCTAGTTTTCCGGCAATGGGATATAAGGGCTGTGATTCATCAACAGATGTTTGTGAATAAAAATCACAAGATTTTTTAAATTTTGGCCAAATGTTCATAGCGCTAGTTTTAATATTATATTTACTGGATGATGTAGCAGATCCATCTATAGGTGTAATTCTTAGGGTTACTAGAATATCACCTAATGACTTATTTTGAAATGGTATCTTTCCTGAGAAATTTTCCATTAAAAAATCTGGATAATTTTTAGGAGAACCTGTATTTAAAATTTCCACTAAAAAATTGCCGGTTGAATCTAAATTTGTCATATCAAATTGGATTCCTTGTCCCGATGGTACTACATAGTTTTCACTATATCCAAACTGAACATCAACATCTTGATCTGTATTATCAATCCAATCCGGCAAATCATTCCGAACTTTGAGATTGTGAAAATATAATTGACCATTATCTATGCTCATTGCAAGATAGTCCGAGATTCCCATCTTTATATTGTCTGTTACAAATTTTTCAGTTCTCATCGTTTTTTCCTATAGTTGATTATGATGTTGTTTATATTCTTTCACCATATCAATAAGTCCGCCGATATGCGTATCTCTTTTCGAGGTAAACACTTCTGGTTCAGACTTACCCGCGACTGCGGCAATAATTACAAGACTATTTATAGGAAATTTATAACGCTCTTCAAACATAACCGCATATCCAGCAGCCTGGCGAAAATATTTTTCCAACTTACCATATTTATCACCAATCATACTTTGACGTGAAGTCTTAAAATCAATGATAGATAATTTTCCATCAAACTCTCCAACAACATCGACTGTGCCCGCAAGTCCTAAATGATCGGAATACAAAGGTTTCTCTTGTGCATAGATATTGTTTACACGTTCATCAAGAGTCGGTTTAATCTTCAAAAAAGATTCTATGTCATATGGCATAGTCTTTTTCGTTTTCCATTCTTTATTATTTAGGTGGTCTTCTGCCATCTGATGGACACTGGTTCCACTCCTAGAAGCTTGAGTCGTGATTTTATTGGCAGTCTCCGCGCCCACGCGCTTTCGCCATTCCATAATTCCCTTTGCAGAGAACCAACCCAAGACTGTTGTGATAGATGGATATTTACCGCCATCGGGTGTAAGATAAAATCTCTTATTATTTTCAGTAATTCTACTTAGCGTGTGTGTTGGTAAATCAACATCCATGTGATTAAACATAATAACTCCAATTTGTTAGAATCATTATATCACATGGATGTTATTTTGTCAATAGTATTTTAAACGATACCCAATTCCAGTTTATTAATGATATAAGATTTCACCAATGGACTTCTTACAATATCAGCCTCTGTAAATTCTATGAAAGAAAACTGTTTCATATTCTTAATGATTTTCATAAAATTCTTGATACCGTTTT